ATGGTGTCGAATATGTAGGGAAAACAAAAGATGCCCTGATTATAGAGCATGATCATTCCACTGGATTATTGGGCTTGTTGCTGGCGGCATTTACGAATATACAGAATACTATTATTCCATCTTCCCATTGGTATATAGCACACCCGCCAGGCGCGCTATCCCTGATCTTCGGTGATGCAATTCGCCAACTTGACTGGAAGTTGCATGAAACATTGATATGGGTGAAGGACAGCATGGTCTTGGGGCATAGCGATTATCATTATAGGCATGAACCCATATATTACGGCTATTTCCCAGGAGAGGGGCGTTCTGGACGTGGCAACCATAAAGGTTCGCTTTGGGTTGGTAATCATAGCCAGACAACAGTTTTTGAGATACCAAGACCGAAGCGAAGTGAATCACATCCTACAATGAAGCCAGTTGCATTGATAGAGGGACATATTCAAAACAGTAGCCATGTTGGGGGAATGATAGTTGACCCGTTCCTTGGTTCTGGCTCTACCTTCATCGCCTGCGAGAAGCTGGGCCGCCGCTGCTACGGCATGGAGATAGAGCCTCGCTATTGCGATGTCATAATCAAGCGCTGGGAGAATTACACAGGGAGAAAGGCGGTGAAACCATGACTGAGAATAAGCCCTGGCACCGGCAGCCCGGAGAGACCGCTAAGGCCTTCCATGCCTTCGTGCTCTACCGCGACATGCTGCCGAAAGAAAGATCGCTTCAAAAAGTACGCCAAAAGCTCACCAAAACACCACCATATTTGAGGTATCTCAAAACTTGGTCCTCTCGCTTCTCCTGGGTAGCCCGGGCGCAAGCCTACGATGACCACCTCGCTGAGGTGAAGGCTGAAGCCCAGGAGCATGCTATTGTGGAGATGACGGAGCTCCAAGCTCGAGAGGGTAGGGCACTACAGACTGTAGGTATGAGACGCTTCGTGGATGAGCAAGGCAAGGTGCGTATTGGCATTGCCCAGGGAATGAAGGATGCCGATGCGATCCGAGCCATTGATGTCGGCGCCAAGCTGGAGCGAACTGCCCGGGGCGAGCCTACTGAGATCGTCAAGGATGTCACCGGGCGCGGGGTGAAGAGGCTGTCGGATGAGGAGCTGCTGCAAATCATCGAAGAGCAGAAGCGAAAGGATCAATTGGAGGGAGCCATGAGTAAAGAGAAAGGAGGCGACTGATGCCAGTGAAACCTAAGTATAGGCGACTGATGGGGAGAGTGACGATGGAGGAGGGCGTCGTTCACATTGGTGGACGGGGAGCTCTGCCAGTGATCTTCAAGGGCTGGGAAGGGAGAGAAGTAGTGGTAACCGTCCGCGTCGCCGAGAAGGGGGAGAAGCTGGAGGATGGGGACGATCCAGAAGGCACGGGAGAGGGAGAGGCCAAGGGAGACGATAGCTGACGTAAACGCTTGACATAGGAACCCTCACATGATACCGTGTAAACATGGACAAGCGGGAAGAAGAGGAGAGAGAGCGCTTGATGTGGGTCAATCCCCAGCGTTGCGTCATCTGCGGCGGGCAGGATGGCGTGCTCGTGCTCGACTCGGATCGCGACTCGGACTCTGCGTTTGTCCATCCCTACTGCAAGCGCTCTTGCAAACAGGTACCCGAACCTATCAAGAACTAGGGGGCGAATGTGCCTGATCGCCAGATCCGTTGCCCGGAGTGCGATGAGCTCGTAGCCAAGCGTTACCCCGACGGTATTCGGCAGCTCCGATCGCACATGGCCATGAAGGTGCTCGATCCCATTTGCCCCAGGGCCGTAATCTTCACTTGCACTTGTGGCTGCGAGTTCGATGCCAGCGGGCAAGTGATAAAACCAGGAGGCAATGTGGAATGACGATTGAAGAATTTCTTGAGCGGTGGGAGTTAATTTTGAAGCTAATGCCTCCGATAACTATGAAGGAACTCACAGATGCCTTTCGTGAGTTCGATGCCAGCGGGCAGGTGATGAGAACAGGAGGGACTACGGAGTGACACAAAAGAGTCGTCTCACTTGACACCCCCCACTACATATAGTATGGTATAGGCTGCCTTAACAACCGAATAGACCCAGGAGGCCGAAGAGCCCGAGTCTGGGTCAAGTAACCCAAGTGGCCATAGAGCCCGAGTTTGGGTAAGTCCATTAGTGGCCGTAGAGCCCGAGGACGTAACTAGACTCGGGCTCTATTTCGTTTATGGTTACAGCTACAGCTATTAAACCAGATATGGGGCAAGCTGCCGAAGAGCTCCATCGCCGCAGCGGCGCACGGGAGCACCTTGGGCATTTCTGCACCTATACCATGCCGACGTATGAGGAAGCGGCTCACCTTGACAAGCTGGATGAGGCTCTGGAGCGCGTCGAGCGGGGCGAGCTCAAGCGCCTCATGGTCTTCATGCCTCCCCGCCATGGCAAGTCGGAGAAGACGAGCATCCGCTTTCCGGCCTGGGCGCTCGGCAAGAACCCGGAGCGCTCTATTGTTCAAGCTTCATATGCGGAGGGCCTGGCGCTCAAGCACTCCAGGGCCGCCCGCGATGTTGTCACCACCGAAGAGTTCGAGCTCCTATTCCCTGATGTCCACCATCGTCCGGAGCGCCGTACTCAAGAGCGGCTACCTCCCCCGATGCAGCAAGCTCACGAGTGGGGCACGAAGCAGGGTGGATCTTACTATGCTGTCGGCGTCTGCGGGGGCTTGACGGGCAGGGGCTACGACATCGGCATTATCGACGACCCGATCAAGGACGATATCGAGGCGGAGTCGCTTACCTATCGAGAGCGCGTGTGGCAGTGGTACACGAAAGTCTTCCGGACACGAGCGGAGCCCGGCGCCGCTATCATCCTGATCATGACGCGCTGGCATGAGGATGATCTGGCTGGCCGGCTCTTGAAGCAGCAGAAAGAGGACCCGCTCGCTGATCAGTGGGAGATCCTGCACCTGCCGGCGCTCGACGAACAGGAGCGCGCTCTGTGGCCTGCTCGCTACGACACTCCGGAGCTCTTGAAGACGAAGGCGTCGATCGGACCTTATGCCTTCGCTGCAGAATATCAAGGCACGCCAAGCCCGGAGAAGGGCAATATCTTCCTCAAGGAATGGTGGAAGTGGTACGACGAGCTTCCAGCCATGCTCGACGAGATGGCTCAGACCTGGGACATGACCTTCAAGGAAGCCGGCACCTCCATGGTTGTGGGTCAGGTCTGGGGCAGGAAGGGCGCCGACAAGTATCTCATCGACGAGGTGCGGGGCAAGATGGACTTCCCCGCCACACTGGAGTCCTTTGAGGAGTTCACTCGTTACTGGCCGCAAGCTATAGCGAAGCTGGTCGAGGATAAGGCCAACGGCCCTGCTATCATCGCCAGCCTCAAGAACAAGATCGCCGGCATTATCGCCGTGAATCCGAGAGGCGGCAAGGTGGCCAGGGCGCGTGCTGCCAGCCCGGAGGTCCATGCCGGCAACGTGTGGTTGCCGAAAGACCAGCCGTGGGCTGTCGACTTCGTGGACGAGTGCGCGACCTTCCCCCATGGCGCCTTTGATGATCGCGTGGATGCGTTCACCCAGATGCTGGCTGCTTGGCAGGGGCTGATCGAGGAAGAGGCGGAGACCGGAGAGGTTGTGGAGCATATCGAGGATGGGAGGATCTCGGCGGTATGAATGCTGAGGAGTTCAGACGCAGTATCACGGTCACGGACCTGCCGGACGGCCGCATCGGCGTCGCGGCGCCTGGTTGCTTCACGCTCACTTTCAAGGACTTCGATTGCTTCGTAGCGTTCCTGCACCCTTGCGCGAAGTTCGCCATGGACAAAAACAATCCTGCACGAGGCATACCGTCCACGGTGCAGGAAGCATTTATTTCTCAAGAAATAATTGAGGAGGAGAAGTGAGAAAGAAACTGGGATCGCGCAAGCTGTGGTTCGCTATCGCGTCGGCTGTGCTCATCGTGCTTACCGAAGGGCTCGGCTGGGACGTGGATCCGCAGATGTATTGGGGTGTGGTCGGGATAGCCGCCTCCTACATCATCGGGCAGGGAATAGTCGATAGCAGAGGCAAATAAAGATGAGCATCTTGGATCGGTTTCGCAGGGGCGGCTCCGAGCTGGTGGAGGCCAAAGAGCGGATCGAGCAGCTCGGCGTCGAGCTGGCCATCCGCAGCGACAACATGAGCCTCTTCGGCGAGCGGCTGGCAGAGCTGGAGCTTGGCCTGGAAGACGAAGGCTGGCAGATGCTCAGCGGTACGACCGACAGGGAGTTTTCCCGCAACGGTCTCCGGATTATTAACCACCTCGTCCGGCTCTATTTTCTCAAGAACCCGCTCATCCGGAGAGCAGTACTTACCCAGACACAATATGTCTTTGGCCAGGGCGTCAATATCCGAGCGAATCATCCCCTGGTCGATCAGGTGGTTCAAGCCTTCCTGGATGATCGCAAGAACAAGGCGGAGCTCACCGAGCACCAGGCTCATATGGTCAAAGAGACGGAGCTCCAGTGCTTCGCGAATATATTCTTCGTATTCTTCATCAACCGATTCAAGGGGCATGTGCGCGTCCGCACCATCCCCATGGACGAGATCACCATGATCATCTGTAACCCGGAGGACGCCAAGGATCCTTGGTATTACAAGCGCGAGTGGCACACCAGCCGGCTGAACATCGTCTCAGGCGAGTGGGAGGACAAGGCCAACGTCGCCTACTATCCCGACTGGCGGTATAAGCCGTCATCGTCAGTGGACGATGCGGATGGCGCCACGGCGATCCCCAGCCAGATCGGCGGCGTGGATGTCATGCGAGACACGCCGATCTACCATGTGTCAGTCAACCGGCTGTCCGACATGCAGTTCGGCGTCTCGGAGGTCTACAGCGCTCTCGACTGGGCTCGCGCCTACAAAGAGTTCCTGGAGAACTGGGCGTCGCTGGTCAAGGCTTATGCTCGCTTCGCCTGGAGGATGACAACCAAGGGCGGAGCTGCAGGGGTGTCGTCAGCCAAGGCGAAGCTCACAACCACGCTCGGCACTGGAACGGAGACTAACCCGCCGCCGGCCACCGGCTCAACCTTCCTGGGCACTGAGGGCCTGAAGCTTGACCCGATTCGTACTGCCGGCGCCACCACGTCTGCCGAAGACGGCCACGATCTCCGCCTCATGGTCTCGTCTGCCACGGGGATCTTCGAGCACTATCTCACCGGCGACCCGTCGACTGGTAACCTTGCCACCGCTAAGGCCATGGAGCTGCCCATGCTGATCATGTTCAGAGACCGGCAGCAGCTCTGGGCCTCGATCATGACAGAGATCCTCAACTTCGTGATTGATCAAGCGGTCAAGGCCGCTGGCGGGCCGATCCCAGGCAAGACGGAGCAGAATGACTACGGAGAGGAAGTCGTCATTCTGGCCAACGACAAGGACAACGAAGACGAGGATCTCCGGGGCTCTCCTATCAATAGGACTCTGGACATCTCTTTCCCGAACATCCTGGAGAAAGACATCGGCGCTCGGGTCGATGCCGTTGTGAGCGCAGCTACGCTTGATGGGAAAGTGCCAGCCGGCACCATCACCCCGAAGATGATCACGCGGCTGCTCCTGGAGGCGCTGGGCCTGGACGATATCGACGAGATACTGGCGGAGATGTATCCAGCTGACGAGGAGGGCGTGGAGAAGCCGCCTGATGTGGAGGAGATATTCACCACGGCGATCAGGAAGCTTAATCAGGCGCTGGATGAGGCTTTGAAGCAATGAGAGAAATGACTGTGACGGTCAAAGCGAAGCTTCGGCCTCTCCAGGAAGCGATCGCCATTCTCCTGGAGGCTGCTGCTCAAGTCTCCAAGGTCAAAGCTCTCACCCCGATCGAGAATAAGCTCCGGCGCGCAATGCAGGCTATCTTCGCCAAGCAGGGGCGCATCTTCCTGCACGAGCTGGAGCGCTATCGCGGCGAGTTTGCCGAGGCCATAGACGCCGGTGAGCTCGATCGCATGATGGCTGCGGTCGTGGTCGAGACGGAGGACGAGATGAGCGGGGCAATCCAGGCGGCTGGCGGCGAAGC